CGGCAGAACGATGTAATCGTCGTCGCGGCGGACGCAGGCCACCACGACGGTCAGGTCGGTGGTGGTAGACATATCCACGCCGATCCAGCATGGGAGACCGTCGATATCGTCCGGGATCGGTCGCGCTCCCTGATCATAGACCGGCATGTCGATGAACGGATCGACGGAATGATCAAGCCAAACATTGAGATTGTATTGCCGGAACGTCTCCCGGGCCGTGATACTAGTTTCAGCCTCACGGGCAAGCTGCCGCAGGCCTTCGATGTCCTGATAGCCAAGCTCCAGGCCCGGGTTCGCTCGGTACCACAACGCCTCATCACGCCAATCCGCATCTGCAGTTGTCTCCAGCAGTACGGGCAACAGAGAGGGATCGTCGATCTCGCCTCGAGCTACCTTCCGGGCCCGATCTACAATCTCATGGGCAATGTTGTCCTGACCGCGACCGCTGGTGGTCGCCACCACCATCAGTGAGCCCTGCGTTTTCGGCAGCGCCGATTTCAACGCGGCCCAAAGCCCCGTCCCCCACCAGATATGTAATTCATCCACGAAAACGAATGAAGGCGTCCGGCCATGCTGGGTGCCAGCATCACCACTGATCGCTTCCAGGTAGGCGCCATCTCGTTCAAATACGATCTTTTTGGCGCTGTTAAAGGCGTCGTAGATGCGCGTTGCGGCAACGAGGCGCTTGTCCTCCCGGACAATATCGGCAGATTCCTTGAAGGCGTATCCAGCCTGTTTCCGATCAGACGCAGCTAGGATGCATTCCCCACCTGCGACATGCTCCGGCCCAATGGTGTGGAGCAGCGATAGCCCGCCAGCGAGGCTGGTCTTGCGATTGCCGCGCGGGAGCAGCAACACGACAGTCTTTACGACGCGCATGCCGTTCGAATGGCATGGCCCGTAAATGCGCCGGACGATGCGTTCCTGCCACGGATCGAGCTGAAACGCCCGCCCCGGCGCGCCACTCTTGGGATGCTTCAGGAGCCGTAGAAACTTGACCGCGCGCTGGCCATACCCGAGCGGATCCGGGATCTCCGAACCGTCGAATAGCCATTGCGGGTATGTGTCAGCAGACTGCGAGCGGGTCATCGTTATCGGTGCTTGATGGTGGCGGTGCTACAACGCGGCGTGATCGCGACACCGGCGTCAAACCGAGCTCGGCGGCGAACCGACGGGATGATTCGAGGTATTGAATCTGCATTCGCACGGCCGGGTGCGGTTTCTTTCCAACCATTCGGCCTTGCCGAGTGATGATGCGCGCCGTCTCTCGGACGCCAGCGACGGCTGCGCAATAAGCTTCAAGGGCAGCAAGGTCGGTTTCCACGACAGTACCACGGCCGATCAGATCACCGGCGACGCGACGCCACTCTGCCCGCCCCTCCTTCGAGAGCCATGCAGGAGGTGCCGGCACCTTGATGGGGAGGTCGTTTGAAACGACTAGGCGCGGTTTTGTGCCTCTCATGGCTCACCGTCCCCGATCTCGTCGCCGGCCACGCATCGGATGTCGAGGCCCTTCTGACGGCCAATCGGCTTCAGCTCTTTGACGTTGTGAGCGATGCCGTTGAAGGCGATGCGGTCGGCCGTCGTGATGTCGGTGATCCAGCGGCAACGGAAGATCACCACCGTGTCGTCGCGCGCGCCGTTCTGGATGAACTCGGTGGTAGACTGTTGAATGATCTGCGCCCGTACCGTCACCAGGTCGGACCACGCCATCGTCGGCACGCCGTAGTCATCGATCGTGCTGGTGTATCGCTGCACCGTGATCTGCTGGTCGAGCCTGCCGCTACGCATCTGCGACCTCCCGCACCAGCGTTTCGACGGTGACAATGCCGTGGCTGGTGACGCCATCGGGATCGCGAATAAACCGGGTATCGTTCACGCGGCAATCACCGCACACAAGGCCGCTATCCAGCGCAAGCCGTCCGGTCTTGATGGCCTTCCATACCGCACCGGCAATCGCCTTGACGCCGGTGAGCCCCTGTTCCTCTTTCCAAATGTGAATCGTCGAATGAACGCGGACCACGCTGCGGTCGATCATGGTGCCGGTGTCGATCACTTGATCCTCGCCCAAGATGATCGACGGGGACGGCGCAGGACGTTCGTTGCGATCGAGGATGCTGGAAGCCGAGACCAGCGCGACAACCGCCGATGCGCCCGTTAAACGCGCCCTGATGGCCTTCTGCACTGCGAGTGCGGGGTCAAGCATCGGCGCCCTCCTCGCCGAAGGACCAGCACCGGAACTCATTCACAATGTCCAACAGCCCAAACGGCAGCGCCTGAGCGTTCACGCCGACAAGGCTCGCCTCGCGGTTCTCATACCAATGCGCCGCCAGCAGCATGACGCACTCCCTCAGAGCCGGAGGGATCTTCGATGGCGTGTACTGCTCCTCGATCTTAAAGCCGATGAGATTTTCGACGTGGTTCTGAGCCGCTGCGATCTTCCGCCCGATCAAATCGTCGTCAATGTCGAGAGCTTGGTTTAACTGGGCCTTGACGTCATCGAGAGTCACAATCACGGGGAAACTCCAATTCTGTCATCTCTTGCGCGGTGGAGGACGACTGGTCTCAAGCGAATTTCTGAAACTTTTCACCCACCCCCGGGCCGTTTGCCAAAACCGCCTTCACATCGGACGTTCTGACGGAGGTTGCAGGCTTGGCACGACGGCATCCAGTTGCTGCGCTCGAGCCTGAGGTGCGGTGCCTTCCTGACGCTGATGCGATGAGCAACCAGCACAGCCGGTGCGCCACACTTGCACCGCTTGTTGCCTGGCTCGGAGAGGTAGCCGCGGGACAGTTCCCGCCATTCGCTATCGTATCCACGTGCAGCGCTGCTACCCCTGTGGGCGTCGGCCTCTCTATCCTTGGCCTTTCTGCATTGACAACGAGCGCCCGATGGCACGCGGCGGCCGCAGATACATATACGGGCCGCGCGCATTGGCATGGCGTTAATCTCCGGTCGTTGCGGCGACGGGCACGATGTTGCTGTTGATTTCGATGGTCGAATTCAACTTCTGGATCGTGTTGGCCTCGCCACCCGCTTCCTGCGTCGATGTCACAAGCCCGATGAACAGACGTTGCGACGGTTTCGGCGCGGTGCCTGTGGCTGGCTTGTCATTCAGTTCGACTTTGAACGCATAGTCGTTCGCGGTCTTTTCGGCTGTGATCAGAGCGATCTGACCGGGATCGGCTGATATCACACTAAACACGTTCTGCATCTGACCGGCGTTGCGGGTGCCTTTCTGCTTCACGTCGCGGCCCCGGTTGATCAGCGACGTCGTGATGGTCTAAGCGGTATCGCCGATCGCGCCCATCTGTTCCCAGCCATCGATCTCAGTCCACGTCTGAGAGGTGAAGTCGGATGCGACGAAATCGGCGTTCTTATCGGACAGCACGCCGCCGATGAAAATTTTGCAGCCTGCAACAGGATAAAGGCTCATTGTCGCGCCTCCTTACGCCGCGACCGGCGCAAGGGCCGGATCGGAGAGAACGAACACCGCGCCAGCCGCGATGCTGGTGCCGCCGGCCTTGGTGATAACGGCGCGCACATAGCGCTTCTTGCCGATGTAGCTCTGCCGGTAGGTCTTGGTGTCTTCCAGCGTCGCCGGGATGGTGCCGAGCAGGTCAGCCGCCGTGACATTGGCGAAGTCGCCATCCGTGGTGGTGTCGCTATGCTGGATGGCGATGCTGTAGTCGCCTGCGCCTACCACGGCGCCGGTATTCACCACCATCAGCGCCGAGCCGAAGCCCTGCAAATCGACGGCCGCGCCCTTGAGGGTTGCGGCCTGCGCCGCCGGTGCCAACGATGCGGCGACCTTGGTGTCGTGGAACGTATCCTTCATGATCGTGATCCTTGTGATCGAGGAAAAGAAGCGGCGATCAGGTCGCCGCCACCTTCATGAACTTGATGGCGTTGAAATCGCCCGCGCCGCCGCCGACACGCTTGTAGGTGTCGAACAGGATCCGGCCCTTCTGGGTGACGGCATCGCGTTCGATACGAATGCCGGCGCGATCCACCACGACGTAGCCTTGCCGGAAATCGCCGAAGGCGATCGGAAGCGTCCCGGCGCCGATGTCGTCAAACCCGTCGTCGATCTCGACCTGATAGCCGAGCAACGGATGTTCGATTCCCTCGATCAGGTTCCCGGTCGGCGCCCAGAGGTAGCGGCCGTTTTCGTCAACGATGGTGCGAAGCCGGACAGCCGTGTTCGAATTCATCATGAAGCGAGCGTTCGGCTTGTAGGGTTTGCGAAGTGACGCAACCAGCTTGACGAGCGCAGCAACCAGATTTTCGTCGGTTGGCGCCGAGGCGTGACCGGCTGGGGTGTACTGATACTTGCCCCAGGCGCGGACAAAGTCCTTCTCGTTGGTCGTGTCGTAAGTCAGCAGGCCCCTGGGCTTGCCCATCACGCCGTCGCCGCGAAGGAAGGCTTCGCCTTCGGTTTCGGCGAAGTCGTGAGTGGCGTTGTTGATGAGCCAGGAGGCAATATCGACCTGCGCATCGTCGAGAAGCTGGCGGGTGGCGGCTGGCGCGGCGTACAATTCGGCCACGCCGTAGGCGTGCTTGATCAGTTCCGGCCGTTCGGTGTCCTGCGGCCGGTCATCGCGCTCCGCAACCCACCGCGCGCCGCGCTTGCCCATGCTGTAGAAGCGATCATAGGTGCTGGTGCCGATCGACACGACCTCGGCCAGGCCACGCATCGCGCTGATATCGGTCATCAGAGCGCGGATCGAGGTATCGATGGTCGGCAACACCATCCAGCCGCCGTCCACGGCATTGTCGGATGCCGCGGCCTTCACCTCGACGTCGGAGCCGGTGCGGATATAAGAGGCCAGCGCCTTGGACTCGATGTCCTTCTGCTCGTCGCCAGGCTTCACACCGGGACGGTTGGCCTTCTTCTCCAGATCCGCGAGGCGGTCGTCGAGCGTCTTTACCTCGAGATCGTCCTTGCCGACGCCCTTGGCCTCCAGTGCTTTCAGCCGGTCCTCGACCGTCTTCTTGAAATCGTCAAGGGCCTTGGTGACGATAGACGCAGGATCGTCCTCGTCGCCCTTGCGGATGATGGCGGCGCCCGCAAGCAGCGCCTCTTTGCTAACGTGTCGCATGATTACCTCGCTGCGAATTGGGCTGCCGCCCGGTTGATGGCAGCGGCGATGTTCAGCGCCTCTACTGCCGATTTGGCCGAAGTCACCTTCGCGCCGCTATGCATGGGGATCGTCACCAGGGACGCCTCAAGCAATTCCAGGGATTTGATGGTGCGCCCGCCGCCGGGGCGCGCGCTGGCCTTCTGGGTGATGAAGCCGATCGACACGCCGCGCACCGCGCCGGATTTGACCAGCGCTCGCACCTCACGCGCGCGGGCGACGTCGTCGACCAAGAGCTTGCCGGTGATGTGCAGGCCGTCCGCTTTCTCGATGGCACTGTCCCATGTGCCGACCGGATCGTTCATGTCGTGGCCGAACAACATCGGGATCGGCAGCTTCGCGCCCTTGAAAGCGCCCGGCTCGATCCAGTCGCCGATGCGGTCCGGCACCCCGAACTGCCATGCAAGACCGGAGATCGTGCCGGCGGCGTCGCCGATAATTTTGGTCTCAATGAACAGCCGATCCATCACACGATCCTCATGAAATATAGCGCGCGGTTTTGACTGAGCGGATGCATGATGGTGAGATTGGCGCCACGGTCCCACTGCTCGAGGAGATCATTCATCTGAGGTGCCCTCGCGATAAATGCGCAAATTTGCGCCTTTATCGGGCTTCGCTGAAATGTTGCGATTGCCGTAGGCATCACCGCCGTCATAGGGCGGCAGGCCGAGCCAACTACGTCCGGTATTCGGGTTGATGGTCTCGGATGCGATCAGGCTGTTGATCGCGGTCGCTCGTTCGGTGAGGCTGGCGCGGGTTAGGTCGTCGCGATCGAACCGGAAGTGCATCGTCTTGCGTTCATCATCCGTGAGCAATGCGCGGTTGAAGGCCGATTCCAGCGCGCAAAGCCGCGGCTCGATCACATAGACGATCAGCTCGAGCTGCTTGTGGCTGGCGTTGGCGTAGCTCGATTTGGTGAGGTCGCCGAGCTGGCTGGCGGACACGCCGAAGGCGCGGGCGATTTCCTCGATCTGAAAACGGCGCATCTCGAGGAACTGCGCGTCGACGCTCGAAAGCTGCATCTGTTTGAAGGTCGCGCCGTCCGGCAGGATGGCGGTACGCCCGGCATTGTCGGCACCTTCATGAGCGGATCGCCATCCCGCTTTCATCCGCTTCCATGCCGTTTCGCCGAAACCTTTCGGCATTTCGATCACGCCACCGGGGCGGGCGCCGTTCTTGAAGAGTCGTGCCGCGTGAGCCTCCATCACAATCGCGGCGCCGATCGCTTCCCGCGCGAGGTTGATCGGGCATTTTTCAAAGGGGCCGCGGAGATGAATGATCTCGCCTGCGGCAACGGGCCGACCAGAGAGGCGATATTTCGGTTCGCGGGTTTCCTCGTACTGGACCGCGATGATGCCACGCTTGAAATTGATGATCTCGCGCGCCGCGCCGTTCACACGGTTCACCCAGGCGAGCGCGCCTGCATCGTACAGCAACGCCTCAGCGGTTATGTCACGGATGAATTCGTACCCGGAAGTCCACTCATTGACCTGCCCCCGGAGAAGATCTAGCGCCGGGTGCGACGCAACGGGATCGTCACCTTCAAAAAGGTTGATGTCCAGCGTAGCGCAGGCTTCAGAGATCAACCTGATAGCCGCGGCAACGGCCGGAACGGTCAGTGCGCTGGTGGCTGTGACACCGGCACCAGGCGTCGATCCCGTAAACGCCTCGAGGATCGCGGCGTCATTGTTCGGGATGTGGTCGATCGATTTTTTCGAAAGTGGCCAGAAGCGCATCCCGATTCTATGCCGGAACTGCCCCTGATTTGGCTATTCCGCAAAATCTGGCTTTCTCTCGCAGAAATAATTCAGCAATCGATTGGACAGGCCGTCGAGAGCTGGTAGAATTCGTCTCAAGTACAGGCGGACTATCGGTAGCCTGTATGGTGAGCCCTCGGGCAATCGGTCTCCCGGGATACCGTTCCTAGATCATGCATTCCACAAAATGCCGATTTCCCTCCGTTTTGGGAGGCATACGCATGACCAATTTTCTTTGGCTCATTGCGATTGTCATTGCGGTTCGGATCTTGATCCACGGTGTGACAATCAAATTCTGATTGAACAGAATTCAATTATTACCCGCCGACGGCTTCTGCCGCCGGCGGTTTATTGCGCAACCACGCCATGAGCTCGCCCTTTGTTGTGAAGTAGCGACCGGCCGGCTTTGAGATCGGACAATCTGGGAGCTTCTCCCAGCGGTAGACCGTGTCCTCAGAAACGGTGGCAAACTTCGCTATGGCCGTCGCACCCCACAACTTCCCATCGCGCCATGCGGCGATCTCGGCCAGGACTTCGTCGACTTTCTCGACCATTTCACTGCCCTAGTTTGATCTTGTTGGACCGCCGAGCCCTTCTAGCGCGTTTCTTTTTGAGTAATGCCGCCTCCTTTGCGACCCGTTCTTCACGCTCGACTTCCAGAAGATCCGCCGCGTTAGTTTCCGGCCATAGTGAACGAGGCTGAAGCGACTGCCACATCGGCTTTAGCTGCTCGACAGGCACAAAATGAAATCTAGCTATGCCATCGCCGTCGATCAGCAAGCACTCCGCTATCCCATCATTCCCGAGCTTCACGACCTTCATCGGTGAACCATTCGCGCGCACCATTTCACTGACGCGGATCATGCAGCCACCCATTCATCAGCTGTGATGTTGTCCAGAAATGTCGACTCGTCCTCACCATTCCAGTTGACGAGATCAAGCGAGGTGAAAGCGTACGGGCTGAAACGGTAGAAATGCTCGCGCATATAATCCTGCGCTTCATCTACAATTTCGTCGAGCTTGAGCTCGCCCGACAAGACAGCGATAACTATTTCCGTGACGATGTCATCACGCACATTCGGTTCAAGGCCCCGGGGTAGAGACGAAACGGCCAATCGGTAGGCCTCTATCTGCAAAAGCCCACGACGCAGCAAACCTGTCTCGTATTTCCGCTTTTCAACAACAACCCGCTTTGCGAGTCGAACCTTGCTTCGTGCAGTCAGCGATTGTTCGACGACATCCCCTACAGCGCCGTCGCGTT